CAGCCGGTAGGCGGGCAAGCTGGGCAATACTGTCTTCACCCGAGACACCGCTTGATCCAAGGTAGCGAACTGCACCGCCGCACTTACGCAAATATCGTGTGATGTAGCCCCAGTTGTTTTTGCTGTTGCCGGTTTGGTTGCGGGCTGTAGACGAAGACCCAAAGCAATAGATTGTCGGTAAGCCTCCAACCCCACTCACGAGCAAAGCCGCCCGGCTCGCATCGTCCAGCACCGTTTGGCCGGATGAGTTGCGTTTAGCAGCAACAGGAGGCGCACCAGTGTCAACTGTGACAGTTGCAGATCCAGAAGTCAGGCGAACGATCACCTCACGCTGAGTTGAATACTTGCCGTAGAAGTACTCGTTAGAAGCGATCAGGGTGTCTGCAATCGACTCGCCGGGGACTGAGACAGTGCCCGCGCTATTCGAATCAAGAGCAACCTTCAAGTATTCGCCAGCCTTGACAACAAATGGGATTGGATTGCCAGCTGTGATGGTTGTTTGCTGCATGTTAGACCCCTTGTGTCACGTAGACGGTGCCAGTGCCGGTGCCGTTGATGAACGCCAGCTTTTCGCCGGGTTGAATGCCCTTTAACTGAACTGGGAAGTTCGCCGGGATCGGCATGCAAGAGGTTGTTGCGGTTGGGTTTGTGCCGCGCACCATGAAGACAATGGCGGTTGACAGCACATAAACGCTATCGCCATTGAGCACAACGCTTTGAGCGCTGCTTGTGCTTGTGCTGACCGACGTGGTTATTGCCGCACTCGGCACGGTCATTTCTGCGTAAATCATTCATTTACCTCTTGTTCAGGCAAAGAAAAACCGCCCGTAGGCGGTTCGTTCTGGTCATCGTTTATTTCAGGCGGCTCGCCCGGTTCTGGCATTTCCATCGGCGGCGCATGTGGCTCATCTTGCAAACCAGCCTGAGCCTGGGCAACGTGTTCAAACTCTTCGCCGCCTGCCAATGGCTCACGGTTGATCGCGTCCAATGCCGCCTTCTGTGCGATCAAAGCAATCTGCTCGGGCGTGATGGCAGGGCCTAGCACCTTCAAGCGCTCGGTTTCTGCGCGGTACTCTTCTGTCTCGCGTGCTGCCGCCTCATTGAGGTATTTCAGCGTCAACTCTTTGTCTTTGCTGTTGGCCTCTTCCAGCTTGGTTGACGCCATATCGATCATCTGCTGCATCTCTTGCAATTGCTGCTCAAGCTGCTGTATCTTCTGCTGCGCTTGTGGGGGGATCTCTTCATCCTCAGACAGCAAAGCCTGGACAGGAGGCGGGGCCATTGCCGTTAGCAGACGCGCAATCGTGTCTGATTCGGGCATGTCTTTGAGCTTTGCCCACATCGGACCCAGCACAGGAGCCAATTGAGGCTGTGCGCTGATCATGTCGCTCAACTGTTGAGCCGTTTCAACGCGCTGTGTTGTGTAGCTCGGGCCAGCCTTGGCGCGAACATCGTATTTGCCAATGCTCGGATTGATCTCGATGACCTTGCCTTTTTGATCTTGGCGAGCGGGGACACTGCTTGTCGGATTGATCCGAACCATGTCGCGTTCGTCATTGATGCCGACGATGTGAATCGTGCGATCAGTGTCAAACACGATAGGAGCGGCGCCAATGATCACGCGGCCAAGCTGCTCAATAGAACGGCTCAGGTTGTCAATGAAGTGAAAGGTGCTTGTATCGCTGCTTCGCTCATCAGCCAGCTTTGCGCGACCGCTGACCGCGTTGGATTGTTGGCCCAACGCAGACTTGTACATGCCAACGCTGGCTTCCATCTCAGTGACGGCAAATTGAGCCATCTGAGCATAAGCCCCCGGCATCGCGGGAGGGTTCAATCGAGAAGGCGCAGGGATTGCATTGCCGCTCTCGTCAAACGCGTTGTAAGGCAAGTAAGCTGGGTTACCCCTGTTCAGCTTCTTCCAATCGTTCTCGAAGCCGTCCAAGCCCTCAAACGGCACCAAGAACGGTGCTTTTGGCTGGCTTGCCAGGAATTCAGCCATCGCTGACATCTGGAAGTTGTGCAGGCGTTGGCCGTCCATCAGTTGACGAGTCAGGCCGCACACATGGCGCTTGCCATCTACCCACAACTCTGAGCCCAACACAGGCACGATTGGCAAGCATTCGCCAGGGAAGTAGGTGGAAGGCTCTAGCAACTCAGCGCCGGACAGCTTTGCCCAGATAACGCGCTTTTCCTTGCGTGGCTTTGCGCCTAACTCTTGGAAGCGCGCTCCGATTTCCTCGCACATCTTCCAATAGTCATCCTCTGACTTCTCTTCCTCTTCGCCGCTTTCGTTGATGAATGTGACGTAGTTCGTCGTACATTCTTCAATCTCGAAATACTCGGCAATCGTCAGGAATCCATCAGACTGCCAACCAGCATCACCCATGGGCACTTGTTTGGCCTTGGGGTATTGGGCCTTAAATGCCCGCTCAGAAATGCGGGTTTCGACATAGCCCCATTGAGCATCGGCGCCATCTGCATCAGTGCTGTTTGGATCAAGCCCGCACGATGTCGGATCAGTGATCCGCATGATGACTAGCTCTTGCTCTTTGGTTTCTGGGTTCACCTCTTTGGTGATGACGCGAAGCCACCCCAGACCGCAACGAACCGCCAAGTCACCAGCCGTGTCATAGGCGTGATCGGCGCGGCTCTTGTACTCGATGTACTTGATCAGGCCGGAAAGGACGTCAGCAGCCTTGGGATCAGCCTTGCTATCGACTCCGATAACCTGAATCCCCGGCTTGTTTTGCCGCATGTCGTTTGACACTTGGCGGATGAACTGGTTTGTTCGATCCAGCGTCAGAGTTGGGCGACCATTGCGCAACGTGGCGTCAGCATCGGACCACTGCTGCGGATCAGCAGGGTTTGAAAAGCGCAGGTCTTCCCTGATCCTTTCATGCTGCTCACGCATGTGTTCTTTGGCCTCATCGATGCGCTCTTTTGCACGCTCGAAAAGGTTTTTGCTGTCTTTTGCCATTGTTTATCCGGCCATCCATGAGCCTGTTGACTCTTCGGACGTTGTTCGCCGTTTAGGTTTTCCGTCTGTGTTCTTCAGTTGGTCAGCACACAGCGCCAGATACCGAAAGGCATCAGCGCCGTGGCTAAATTCGTCGTGTAGTGGGGCACCAGCTTCGCCAGTCTTTTGCCCAATGTTCCGCCGGTAGCGCTTCAAGCACTCAACCAGACGAACGGTTTTTTCTTTGTCGAACCAGATCCGTTCAAACACTTCACGAGCAGCTTTAATGCCGCCTTCGATGTCCATGTTTGGCGTTCGCGAGACGCTTCGGCCCATGGCTTTAAGCATCTCTTCGGCACTCTTGCCGGTCTTGTAATCCTTGCTGAATCCGTCATGAGGGAGCCAGTCTTGCCCCCAGTTGTAGGGCTTGGCCTTCAGCATCTCGACGTAATCAGACAACTTCTTGTGGCTGTCTTCGATGTAGTCAACCACTCGCAATTCAGACGCAGAACGCTGAACCATGATGATTGACATCGAGTCATTCCAACCCAAGTCCCAGATCGCGTGAACCTTCAGCAGCTTGTCAGGCGTCACTCGTGTGATTCGCCCTTCTTCTTCAGCCTTGGCAACCTCATCAAAGTAGATCGCGCCATCGACGGCAGGCATACAGCGACCTTCCCAGATATGCGCGTACTTCTCGCGCTTCATGGTCTTTTCTGCGTGCTGGCGCTCTTGCTCAAGCACAGCAGGGAACCAAGGGTTGTCGGTGTAGTTCATCTCAACCACAACCGAATCAGGAGGCGGAAACGCGATGAACCGCTGATATGTCTCGTCGCTCTCCAACTGAGGATTCAGCGTGATCCAAATTTCTGATCCCGGCTTGCGGATCGTTGGGGTTAGAACATCCCAACTCTTCCCGCTTACCGATTGAGCCTCTTCGACCCAAACGATGTCGCAGCCTTCAAAAGACTTAACGCTCTCTACCGTGTGCTGAGACAAGCCAGCAAACAGGAAAACGCTGCCAGTAGCCGTGCATCTAATCTCTGTCTCTAGGATCTGGAAGTCTTTCCCAAACCCTAGCGCCTGGATCTGATCGCTGAGAAGCGCGTGAACCGAGTCCTTGATTGACTTCTGAACTTCACGCGTGCAGAGAATCCGAAGTTTCTTCTGTCTTGCCAGGATCAATAGCGCACGCGCTACGCCCCAGCTCTTCCCACTCCCTCGCCCGCCGTGGAATACCTTGTATCGAGCAGACTGAAAGAGCGGCTTTAACTTACTCGGGAACTGAGCCCGCATCCACGAACTCTATGGTCATGGCTGTCTGAACCGGACCGCCACCAGCACCAGTCAACTCGACGCCCTTGTTTTCGCGCCAGTCTTCAGGGAAGCGAGCGGCCATGCTCTTGGCGTAAACGGAGCCATTGAACATTGGCGACTTGATGCCGTCTTGCCCCATGTCTTCCCAATACGCTTGCGCCTTAGTCTTTGCTCGCATTAAGGCGTCAAGAAACTCAGGGTTTGCCGCAGCCCAGTTATGTACCGTTTGCTTGGACACATCCAGTTGCGCAGCCATCCAAGTGACAGACTTTCCCTCTTCTCCCCATGCAATCACTTGATCGCAGAATTCAGGACGGTATTCAGTGGGCCTTGCCATAAACGCCTTTCGGCTCACATGAGGAAACCGCCTCAAGTCGGATAGAAGATCCCCGCCCGCATCTTTCCCTGCTCGGGGAGCATGAGTAGGGCGATTCCCTAAGCGTCGGGGTGTGTTCCATGTTTTCGCGCTGGATGCACGGCACCGGACTGCGCTTTGTGGTCATTGCGACCTGATGCAGTCCATTGGCGGCTTGATTGGTGCCCCGGCAGTGCTATCGCTAACGGCAGAAAGGCGAATTGACCGAAAGACGCCGGGTCATAAAGTTGGTGGATCGTCTTGGTATCGAGCCAAGCCAGTACAAGACGACAGCTTTACAGGCTGCCCCGCGTCCTTAGCGGTATACCGATCCAGAAAAGCAAAACCCGCCGAGATTACTCAGGGCAGGTTGTTTGGACGCACTTGTCCATAGGCGTGAAATTTACATGTGTTTTTTCACAGTGTCAACACCTTTTTACATCAATCCGCGAGATTGAAGCAATCTGGTCATCTTCGATCTAGCCTCGGCAACGATCTTGGCTCGCTCTACTGGGTCAAACGGAAGGCGACGGGAGCCCCAAGCGTGAACGCCGGTCTTGAGGTTCTTTGCATTGATGTGGATGGCCGTCTTGTACGGATCTTGGAGAGACTGGACGACAGAATCGACAGCCGCACCTAGTTCTGCGTCAACGTCACCATCCAATGCCCCGTTGTCGGTGTCGTACTGCCTGGACACGCGGTAGAGCTTCATCCCTGCCGCTTCGGACGGGTAGCCCTGCCCAACTTGATCAGAACTTGCCCATGTGTGCCAGATGACCAATAGTGCATCAAGGCTTGCTTCGGTTGTTTGCGTTGCTTCGTCAATCATCCTTGTTCCTTCTCTAGCTCTTTGCACTTGGCTCTGTATGTGTCTCTGATTTGCTTTAGGTCTTCGATGGTGTGTTTGCTGGGCGATTGATCCGATTCGAGCAACTCCACAAATTCCACGCCATGACGATCAATGAGTCCTTTACGGTACTCAACCACCATTCCCGCTCCGTATCGGTTGCACTGTTTGCACTGACCGGCAGCGTTACGCGGATCGAAGCGGAGATGAGGGGCTGATCCGACTGATCGAAAATGGCCGCAGTCATATCCACCACCGATTGTGTTTTCGAGTACCAAGAAAGATCCACACGAAATGCACCCCTGTCCACGGTCTCTGAGCCGCACATATTTGTTGAACTCACGTTGAGCCTCCTTCATCCAATCAGAACGGGTTTTGAGCTTCTCTCGCTTGGCTTTGTCCTGCCTTCGCTGCTCTCTTGCTTGCTTTGCTTCGTTTTGCTCTTTCTTTTCCCTGGCGAGTAATGCCGCGCAGTTTGGGGAGCAAACGCATTGCATGGGCCTAGCAGGAGAGAACACAACGCCGCAGCCTTTTGCTTTGCACTTCTTTGGTTTCATATCAGGTCCATCTGTCGCGGGTCTTTGGTGTGTTCTGCGGGCTTTGCCTTTGACAGCGAAGGCTCAACAAATCCGGCAAGCTTTGCGCACTTTGGTCCCCATGCTTGCAGTCCTGATCTGGTCATGACTGTTACCGATGGGGCCATCAAAGGTTTGCCGCATCTGACGCATTTCACGCAATAGCCCCTTGCAGATACTTCTGCGGCATCTTCTTGAGCGAGTCCACCCTTGCGAGATAGGACATACCGAGGAAAGGAGGGACTATTGGGGCTACCTTGACGTGCCCTGTGTCGGATGACTCAAGGGCTATCACCTCAATGGTGCCGTGCTTGTATTTGCGGCCTTGTTGGATCATGCTGGCCTCCATTCATGGACATAACAGCATCCAGAGACGCGCCCACCATCGAGCAATATGCAAGGGCTAATCCCCAAAAACCTCGACATACGGAAGCACCTCATGCCAAAGGGTGTTGGCTCCGCAAGCCGAAACACCACATCCCCGTCAAAATCACGTAAAGCGACAACCTTCCAGCCAAGGATGAACGCAATCAGCTTTCTCATTCCGCCACCTCACATTCAGGAGCAGAGAAACGGACGCCACGTTCAGCGCCGAAAGCCTCGATCAACTCCATCAACTCGCCCATGTCGCGGATGCTCATCTTTGATGTGCGCTGACCGAGGATCACAAACCCGCCATCCAGACCTGGCACAGCCTTTTGCTTTTTGAGCGATGCGCTGAAGACGTCCTTCCACTCATCGGGCGTCAGCTTTTGGCCGTACCAATCGACTTGCTTGGATACGTCGGTCAGCATTGCCCACATGCGTGCGTTCTGCTCTACGCTGCGTGTCTTCTCTTTGAGTTCGACACACATTGGCTGGCC